CCGCCTACAGGGGCGCCAGAGGCATTGCGGACACCGTTCGTGGTGCTGTGCAAGCCAGCCGGGGCCTGGAAGAAGCGCGACGCGCACGACTCGCTCGGGAGATGGATGATAGCCTGCCTGAGCCGGTAGGCATTCCTGAGCTTGGGCGAGGTGTTTTCCGCAGCGCTCGTGAGAAAGCTGAAGCGGAAGCCCGAAACGCCAAACCACGTATGCAGGTTGAAGGCACAAAGGGTGGCGTTTATCGTGGCGCCAAAGATGAAAAGGCCGCTGAAGCCAAGCCGGAGTTCCGTAGCCGCACCGCTGACCGCATGGATGAACGCGACATGGAGTTCAAGAAGGGCGGCAAGACCAAGGCATACGCCAAGGGCGGTTCTGTGCGCGGCGCTGGCATTGCACAGCGTGGCGTCAGGAAGTGCAAGGTGTACTGATGCGAACCTCACGCGGAATGGGCGCCATCCGCCCGGAGCTTAAGAAGCCGAAGAAGATCCTTCGGAAGGATGCGCTTGTCCCCGCTAAGCTCTACGCTGAAGGCGGCGATGTAAAACAAGACGACACCCAAGTCAATGTTATGGGCGGTGGCGGCGACAAACGCGCAGTTGGCGGCGGCGGCAGGATAGAAACACGGATTCCTGTCGGTAAAAATGCAGACATCCAAGCATATGTTGATGTCTGGGGTTCCAAAGCTAAAGGCTCTTCTCTTGCTGGAGGCGTATCTGGTGGGGGCCTGCGCTTAAACAAACGGTTTGCTGAAGGTGGCGAGTCCCGCGTGAACGAAGCAGGCAACTACACCAAGCCTGGGATGCGCAAGAGCCTCTTCGAGAAGATCAAAGGGCAGGCTACGCAAGGGACTGCTGCAGGGCAGTGGAGCGCGAGAAAGAGTCAGTTGTTGGCTAAGCAGTACAAGGCTCGTGGTGGTGGGTATCGTGACTAAAACTTGTACTGGATGCCAACAACAAAAACCACTGACTGAGTTTTTCAGTCGCGGCGGAAAGTTGTCGCATCTGTATAAATCACGGTGCAAACAGTGTATGCAGACGCAGAGACAGGAGTGGGCAGATAAAAACCGCGATCACTTGAACGACTGGCGACGCAACAACTGGGTTGTAGCGGGGCGGCGCTTGCGTAGGCGGGGAGCAACGCAGCAGATGTACGACGCTTTATACGAAGCCCAAAAAGGCTGCTGCGCGTTGTGCGAAGAGCCGGAAGAGAAATTTGCGTGGCTATGTATTGACCACGACCATGTCACAGGCAGAATTCGTGGGCTGTTGTGTCCTAACTGTAATCGGGGATTGGGCTTGTTGCAGGACAATCCAGACTTGCTACGTAAAGCAGCCAAGTACGTAGAAGCGCATAAAGCGCTGTACGTCGAGGAGGTACAGTTGTGAAGTCCCCGCAGCAGTCTCTGAAGGATTGGACCGCACAGAAGTGGCGTACCAAGTCTGGGAAGCGTTCTTCCGACACCGGGGAGCGCTATCTGCCTGAGGCTGCGATCAAGTCTCTGTCTCCCTCTGAGTACGCTGCAACGACGAAGGCCAAGCGTGCCGGTAAGGCTGCAGGCAAGCAGTTCGTCAAGCAGCCCAAGGGCATTGCCCAAAAGACCGCGAGGTTTCGATGACCACTTCAGGGGCTACCACGTTCAACCTCGACCTCAATGAAGCGGTCGAGGAAGCGTTTGAACGCTGCGGAGCGGAACTTCGCACGGGCTATGACCTACGCACGGCGCGGCGGTCCCTGAACCTGCTATTCGCGGATTGGGCCAACCGTGGTGTAAACATGTGGACCTTCAACCAGGGCACGATTCCCCTGGTGCAGGGGACCAACACCTACACGCTGCCGTCAGACACCGTCGATCTTCTGGAACATGTCATCCGCACGGGGGCAGGGAACGTCTCGACCCAGGTTGATCTGACCATCACGCGGATCAGCATCAGCACGTACTCGTCCATCCCGAACAAGCTCCAGCAGGCGCGACCCATTCAGGTGCTGGTCAACCGGAACTCCGGGGCGACGTATCCAGCCACCAGCGGCTACTCTCCCAGCGCTACCGCTCTGCCGAGCATCACGGTGTGGCCGACACCGGATCAGACGGGCGTGTATCAGTTCGTGTACTGGTACTTGCGGCGCATCCAAGATGCAGGGTCTGGTGGTGAGTACACCCAGGACATCCCTTTCCGCTTCCTGCCCTGCCTTGTGTCTGGGCTGGCGTACTACCTGTCGATGAAGATCCCTGGCGCCATGGAGCGTATGCAGGTTCTGAAGGCGCAGTATGACGAAGATTGGCAGCGTGCTTCGGAAGAAGACCGTGAAAAGGCTGCGGTGCGGTTCGTCCCGCGCCAGATGTTCATCTCATGAACTTCGTGGTCGCCCCATTGCATTTCGCAGTGACATCTGCGAGAATCTTGGCGCAACAGCCAGGAGCAGGCATGGGTGCGAACCAGTTTTCTGAAAACAATCTTTCCCACATTGCTGTACCGAATGTATGCGGTGTGTACCTTCTCAAGGACACCGTTACCGGCGCTACATACGTAGGCTCTGCGCGGCGTATTCGCGCACGGATTAGCGTTCACTTCTATGACATGCGACGGCGCCCACATCAAGGAACGTATCGTAAGTTTCTTGATACATTCAATACGTATGGCGCCTCGGTTTTCCAAGTAGAACTCTTGCAGCAATGTGTGCCGGAAGAACTTCTTGACGCTGAAAAATCCTGGATTTCCAAGCTGCAGCCAACAGAAAACTTGTATGTTTGCGTGGACGGAAGGGAGGTCTACCCAGAAAACACGCGACAGAAAAAGTCTGCGGCGGTTGCCGCGCTCTGGAAAGCTCCCGAATATAGAGCCAAAGCAGTTGCTGCGCGGGTTGGGAACGCATACTGCAAAGGGTACAAATGCACGCCTGAGCAAATTGCAAATCGAAAAAGGGCCGCTCGTATTTCTAACATGAAGCGCAATTACGGCGCTGGTTGGAAAGAAGAGTACATCCGTCGCTATCCAAAACATGCGGAGGATGTAAATGGCTAATAGATTTGCCAATGGTGCAAAAAGTTTTGGATTTTGTGATGTCTGCGGTTTTCGCTTTGACCTGAAGAAGCTCAAGAACCTCGTCGTCAAGACCAAGCAGACGCAGATTAAGGCGTGCCCGCAGTGCTGGACGCCGGATCATCCGCAACTGCAGCTTGGCATGTATCCTGTGGCAGATCCGCAAGCAATCAGAGATCCCCGGCCTGACACCAATACGTGGTATCAGTCTGGCACGACAGGACTGCAAACAGATCCCACTTCCGGCACTGGCCCTGATCAAGAGGGTTTCCCCGGCGAAGGGATGCTGGTCATCCAGTGGGGCTGGAACCCTATCGGGGGTGCCAGAGACTTCGACGCAGCGCTCACACCAAACACCTTGGTGGGCGTGGGCGAGGTTGGTACAGTAACGGTTACCTGACAAGGAGAGAACATGGATGCGATGAAGGCCCTCCGGGCACACGCCAAGAAGCCCGCTAGCGAGGCTCATGGCCCCAACGTCAAGCTTGCCAAGGGCGGCGTGACCAACGACATGCTCATGAAGATGGGCCGTAACATGGCCCGTGTAGCCAACCAGGGTCCGGTCGGGCCGAAGGGGAAGAAGTGATGATGAAGGCCAAGCCTGTTCAGACTCCTTCGCTTGGCGAGGGGCGCGAGAACCCGTCCAATTTGAACCCCGTCATCAAGGAAGTGGGCAAGTCCTACCCGCCCGCCAAGACCTCCGGCATCAAAACCCGGGGTAACGGTGCCGCCACCAAAGGCGTTATGGCCCGGGGGCCGATGGCCTGAGGTAGATCATGGCTGTTACCTACACGCAGCTTCAGACCGCCGTCGAAGACACGACCGAGAACACGTTCTCGGCTACTGACTTTGCCACGCTGACTCGGCTTGCCGAGCAAAAGATTTACCAGACGGTTCAGCTTCCGATCCTGCGGAAGGATGCCACGCTTGCCTTGACCAGCGGTGCGCAGAATGTCAATCTGCCGTCAGATTTTCTGGCTGCGTATAGCGTGGCGGTGTATTCCACGCTCCTTGGTGGGGGCGCCCGGGAGTTCCTCCTGAACAAGGATGTGAACTTCATGCGGGAGAGCTATCCAAATCCTGCGACCACCGGCACGCCCCGGTACTACGCTTTGGACGGCACCTCTACGGGTAATGATCTGCTGCAGAAGATCATTCTTGGACCCACGCCAGGAGCCAATCTCAGCCTTGACCTGAACTACTTCTACCAGCCGACCAGCATCGTCAGTGCAGGTTCTACATGGCTCGGGGACAACTTTGAATCTGTCCTGATCAATGCTGTTTTGGTGGAAGCGGCCCGGTTTATGAAGGCTGAGCAGGACGTTGTCCAGTTGTATATCAGCCAGTTCAATGATTCGATCCTGCTGCTGAAGAACCTGGGCGACGGCAAGAACCGCATGGATGCCTATCGTGATGGGCAGGTAAGGAACCCGGTGAAGTAAATGCCTATCCTCCAAGGAATGTGTTCGTCGTTCAAGCAGGAGTCCTGGCAGGGCATCCACAACCTGCCGGTGGACACGCTGAAGTTTGCGCTTTACACGGCAACCGCAAACCTGAGCCAAGCCACGACGGAATACAACGTTTCAACGGCAGGGCAGGTATCTGGCACTGGCTACACAGCGGGCGGGGTTACGCTGACCAATGTCCAAGTGTTGCTGTCCGGGACCACTGCCTACGTCACGTTCGACAATCCCGTCTGGTCAGGTGCGTCGTTTACATGCCGTGGTGGGTTGATCTACAACGCATCCAAGGCTAACCGGGCTATTGCGGTGATCGACTTCGGTGCTGACAAGACGGCTTCGGGCGCGTTCACCGTCCAGCTACCTGCGGCCACGGCCACCACGGCGCTGTTGCGCTTTGCCTGAGGACTACCATGCCTTCATCGTATACCTCCCTGCTCCGGTTCGAGCTTCCCGTCCAGGGCGAGCTTTCGGGCACCTGGGGCAACGTGGTCAACACGGCCATCACTACGCCCGTCTCTGAAGCCATTGCCGGGACG